TTTTTTTTTATTTTTTTATTAAACCACTAACAATAAAATTACTTCTATCCTGACCTGATTGTTTCATTAAATTTTTTATTGCCATTAACTCACATTCGATATTATCAACACCTTTGATATAGTTAAATCTAACTTCAACTCCCGTTTTCAAATCTAAAACATTAAAACCAACATACTTTTTCATAATCTTTTTCTTTCTTTTTAATTTATATAACATATATATAAAAAAGTTTTGTCCCCCTTTTAATAATTTAATAATTTTTCTATTATTTTTTCTCTTTTTATTTCTAATAACTCACTCGCAAAAGTATCTAAATCAAATTTTACTTCATCAACACAAATATATTCACATATACCACCATTAAGCCAATTCTCCTCTAAACTACCATTCGCACTCATAAATCTTATAACAACCTCCCAATCATCATAATGTATATACGACACATCCTCATAGGCGTAAACTGGTCTTTTGCCATCATTCGCGAAAATTAAATCATTAATCTCTAATTCTATACCGGGCAATCTATCCATTACCAAATCAAAAATTAAACTTTTATCCTCACTATTCAAACAACCACCCTCTAATCTACTCAAAATATCTTTCATAACCAATCTTTTTTTTAATTTATATAACATATATATAAAAAAGTTTTGTCCCCCTTTTAATAATTTAATAATTTTAACAAAAAATTTAACAATTGTCTCCCCTTTAAACCGATCTAACCCGATCAGATCCTTCTAAAAAACTTGCCGGAACCCTTTTATTAACAGACACTTCTATCCCATGATAGTTATTACACTACTGGGTCATCTGTTAATAAAGGTCCCGGTCAATAAAACTTGCCGTATACCCCCCCATTAACACGGTGGTCGTCCTTGCCACCGATTGGTTTGTCCACTGTCAACGCTATCGGACGCGCCGCTATACTTGCTTCTCACAAACTTAACACCAAAGCTGGGCTGTGTATAGTATCCCGTAGTAGCCCTCTATAAATTATTAACCTACCGTTAAATTACTTCCGTCATTAATAATCTTTTTATATATTTAATAACCCATTCTCCCTTTTAAAATCTTTAAACTCAACCATAATTCATCAATCATAAAACGCACTTGTATCTCAGGTTTTCTATCCTTCCATCTCATTTCATCACTAACACACGTCATCCATATATGACAAACCATTAAATAGTCAAAATTGCTCAATTCTCCCGCATCTTTTTTAACTTTTAATATCCTTATATCTTTTTCCCAATTTAAACTCGTCTCGTGCCATTTTTTAACCTTCCATTTTAACGTCATCCATCTACTCTTACTAACTCCTAAACAACTCCAACACCTCTTTTCACTAATTTCATTAATAGCAAAATTATTTCCACATTTAACACAATCTACCCGTTTCTCTTTCTTTATACACTTAACACAAAATTCTCTCTTTCTATTTATACTCGCCGACGTCCTGCCACAAATCTTACACTCATATCTCCATAATCTTTTCATATCATATATATAAAAAAAGGGTTTTCCCTTTCAAAAAAACCCCTATGAAACAAACAGATTGACTTTTATATCTAAAATATCTAAAAAGTTTTAACTAAATTTATCTCCATTTTTAACAAACCATTCACGTAAATTATTAAAATATGTTTCTATACTTAACGCACAAGTTCCACACCCAGCAATCGGCATAGGTGCTGACGCATCAATATATTTTTTATATAATCTCCATAACCATTCTAATTTTTCCCAATCATTTATAACAGTTTTCATTAACCTATCTAACTCTAATCTATCATCAGCAGTCCACTTCTCCATTTTTTAACTCTATATTTTTTTTATAATCAACCCATAACCTTTCTAATTTTTCCTGATCTAAATTATTAATAACATATTCACCTAATTCATTCAACTCAGCATCGGACATCTTACGTAAATCCGCTAATTTAATCCTACGATCACAAAATTTTATTTTTCTATTTCCATGACCCTTAAACATTTCTCTCATAACTCTCTAATTTATTTATTATTTTTTCAACTTTCTTTTTCCATAACTTAATTCTCCAATCAACCCATCTCCTTTCTATATCATCACCAATTTTTTTAACCCAGTATTTATAAAAATCACTACCCGAAACTGACGCTGCTATAAAAAACACAAAAATTGAAAACCATATATTAAATGTCCATATCAACGCTGTCCAAAAACTAAAACATTTCAAACAACCAAATAACAACATCAAATTCCATTTAACCTGACCCTCTGGTAATTTTTGTAAAACCCACTGTATCGGTTGAAAATTACTAACTAAAAAACCTATACCTAACACTTTTAATAATAAAATTATATTAATCTCAATCATATACCCTAACCTTTATATTTTTTTTAATAAATCCCGTTGTAAAATTAAAACTTTTCCTTACGTTATTATATTTAATTCCTGTCCTTTCACTAATTTTAATCAAAGACAACCCATCTTTATAAAACATTTCAAATATCACCCTATTATAAAAATAATTTATATTATTTATATTAACTTTCTGAAAATCTGTTAAAATCCTTTCATAATTTTTAATAAAATAATCTATATCATCCTCATTATATTCACTACTTTCTAAAAATTGTAATCCTAAACCCCCTTCAACTTCATTATATTCACCAATCTCCATCCAAAACTTTGATGTCGGACGACCATTCCTCAATTTCTTACCCATTCTACCCTGTATCTTACAAATTCCTATTATATACTTTTCTAACTCGCCCGCATTCCATAATCTCCAAAACTTTTCATCACTCATATTTAATATAATTTCAAAAATATAACTTTTAAAATCATCTCTATAATCTTTTCCGGCAATATACCACGCTTCATTTAATGACTGTCTCCCCCATAAATCAGTTATAATTCTATCCCTTGTCATTATCTATTATATTTTATATATATAAAAAAGTTCAGCCCCCCTTAAATAAAAAACCCTCTTAAAAAGAGGGTCTTGGTATGAAAAACGAGGTGGTATAAAGGGAGGTGTTCGTGAGTTCACCACCTCATCATATATATTATATCCAAAATTATTTATTTGTTGTTAATTTTTTTAACTAATTCTTTCATTTCTCTCGTCAATTCCATAATAACATTTTTTAACTCATCAAATTTTTCAGTTAAATTTTCATATTTATTCATATGGTCGTTTTTTAATATATCTAATTCCGTTCCTTTCATGACCGTATATTTTTCTAATTCTTTAACCCGTTCCATTACTCCTCTCAAAAAATAACCAACAACACCAATTAATAAACCTAAACCCCAAAAATATAAATCATTCATCATCATTTTCATTATCATTTTCATCAACTAACCATTCATCTAAAATATCATCTAATTCCTCTATCTCCTCATCTTTTTTTTCTTTCAAATAAATAATCAACTTCTTAACATTCTCCCAATTAACTCCTCTCATATTATAAACTTATTCTTTCTCCATCAGGACCACAACAACCCGTATCACCACCCCAAAAACTCGGTCCTCTACGACCTCTTGCTCCTCTCGGTCTTTTATTCGTATATATATAGTTAAACCCTGTTAAACTCGCCGGTGGTATTCTTTCAACACCATTCAACTGATAGTATTCCGGGAACTCAGCAGGGTTATTAATAATAAACTCCCGCACTCTCTGGTCGTAAAACTGAGCATTATTCCCCTGTAAACTCCTTAACCACTTCAAATCACCCGTATCTATACCCTGAGCATTCTGCGACGTCTGTTGAACCACCGCTTTATTTGTAATTTTCCAATTAATCCACGGCAAACTTTCATAAATAGTCCATTCTAAAAGTGCTGGTTGAACATAATTTGCTGCTAATTGTAAATAAAAATTCGTATTATAACTATTAACAGATGCCTGCGACATCAAACTATTATACAAATCCTCTCCTAATATAACCTGTGTATGCACATCCTGTGCTTTCCTGATATAATATTCTAATAATTTATCATCTATATTATCATCTACTATACTTCTAATCTTAATATATTGCGGAGTAATAAACGCACACCAACTCATAATCTTTTATTATTTTTTAAACATCACCTTTTTTTTCATATCTATATCCACCATCAACTAACACATCCCAAACAGCAGCACCAACTGACGGCGATTTTCCAATATACCAACTACCCCATTCACTTTCACCCTCAGTCTCACATTCACCACCCCAACCTTCAACTACACTAATAAATGCTTGCATCGGCACATCATAATATGTATATGTTTCTCCATCCTGAAACTTAACAACAAATTCTCTACTCTTATCATCATACTTAAACTTCCAAACATTTGAACTCTTTTCAACCTTTGTAGGACCTTCTAATGTCTTTTTAATAAAACCCGTTCTTGTATTACCATATATCGTCTTAAACCCTTTCATTTCAACCGGTGCTTCATTTCCCGGCACACCCGAAACACCACTCTCAATTAATCTAACTGCTTCCTCGGGTCTATAACCACATGTTATTAATATCTGTTCTTTTTGACTATCTGGTATTGGCGACTGAACCACGGCTAATAAATCAGCAACTGCTAATTCAACATCATAATCTAATTCATATTTATTCAAAAATAATTCACCAACACCATTAATTGCTGCTAATCTACTAAATGCCTTTTCTAAATAATTTTGCTTCGGTGTAATATATTGTGCTTGAAACTGCTGTAAATCCGTTATTGTAGCATTTTTATTAATCATCATACCCTCCTGCATTATACCAAATAACTGCGGAGATGTGACTTGGTGAGCCGTCATAATTCCTTCTGTAATCTCATTATTTAATTCAATAAATCTACTATCACTCGCGTTCATATCTAAACTATTAATCTCAATCTTACTTTCAGGTCCCTCACTAAATGTAATAAAAGGAGCATTCGCATTATTCGTTCCCTCAAACTCCATTCTTAATCTATTAATCTCTCTATCAATCGCATCCTCATCAGGTATACCATATGGTATATTAATATGTAATCCGGGTGTAAATCCGTTTTTAGCCGCCTGTAAATGAAAATTACTAATCTCATATTCTAATTCCATCCACCTTGCACCTGACATCCATGCTGGTATCCCGTATGTCTCAGCACCCGGTGTATATTTTTTAAAATATAATAACTGGTTTGTTTCTTTTCTATTAATCGTAGAAAACTTAGGTATATACGCAATCGGGTTATTTGAATATCTACCCCAATTATTACATATATAAAAACCATCACTAACCACCTCATCTTTTTCTGGTAATTTAACACGCACTTTATTAACCGGTATATGGTTAATAGCACTAATCTTTTCTCTATTTTCACTCCATATAACCTCTAATGAAAAAGCACCAAATATCTCAAAATCATACGCACATCTCGCCACCACTTCATCTAAATCACATTCACCCCACGCATTTTTTAAGAAAACTAATGCTTCATTTGATAAATCTTGTTTCAACCAACCATTCCCCGCTATTAACTGCGTCTTAGTATTCACAATCGCATTATGTTTTGACGACCGATGTAATAAACCTAAATAATATTCAGGCATTAAATTGTCCTCCCCAAAATTAATCCACCCATTCAAATTGCGGGTTTCTTTATAAAGTGGTATATTTATATCACCACTACTAAAATTTATTTTCTTAAATCCTTTCATATCATTTATTTATTTATCATCACCTATATTTATTAAAGTATCTTTACTTCTTAAAAATAATAAACCCAAAGCAATCCAACCCGAAGTTCCTTCAATTGACGACTTACCACTCCATATCATTAATCCAGAAAAAATAATAATTGACAACCCAATAATCGTCGTTATTAAACCCTTAACAAATAATCTATCTTTCATATTTATACTCTATCCATATTTAACCACTGACTTTGTGTAGCCACACTACCCGTAGCATTATACGGAGTTGATGTAGCACCATATACCAAAATCCCGGTTTCAACTTCACCAATAGCATTTAATATATTTAAATCATATGGTGAAGCCATTTGATATACTACATACGTAAACTCACCCGGTGTTATATTAACAAATCCTGCCGTAGCACTACCCACACCAACCGAAACCGTGAATGAGTTATAATAATATGGTGCCTGACTAAAATCATCAGCATAAAAAACATAACTCATAAAACTCTTTTTATCAAATAAACTCCATGTAAAATATGGATTTATTAAATTCGTAGAGTTTTCCCATAAAGTGACATCAACTCTATTCGCACCTGAGTTCAAATATATCATTTTATTTAACTTTTTTCTCCTTAAAATCAGGCATCACGACATAAAAAAAATCAGGATATAACTTGCTAAACTTATCATATAAACCAATTTCTAAATATCTTAACACTACTGCTTTCTTAGCCACTGGGTCCCAAACTTTAACATCTAAACACCCATCTTTCAATTTTATTTCCATAACTATATATAATTTTTTTTAATCTCTTTTATATAAAAAAAACCCGCTGTATTACCAAACGGGTTTTTTCACACATTAATTTATTAATGACTTTTAAATTCCAAACTGAGACGCAGCATAAGAACTAATCTGTGTCAATAATTGTCTTGATATACTCGTTAAAGTAATCATAGCACCATTCAAATCCGTTCCGGCTTTTCCTAATCCACCTTCCGATGCTGACACCGTAGCCGGACTTTCTAATCCCATTATAAAATAATTTCCATTATTGTCCAATATAATCGCTCTCCACGATCCTTGGTCTAACACTCTAATCTTTTCGATATTCGCCGCAATAACATTATAAATATTGAAACTCAATGTCTGGGTTCTTTTATACGCATTATTTTCTAAGTTAAACTCTCCCGGTGCTGTATATGAAGCAACTTCCGGATTTTGTAAAAACTCAAATGCACTCGCTGTTCCACCTGAAAATGTTCCAATAGTCAAACCATCATTCGCGTATGTATATGTCAAAGCAGAGCCGTTATATGGTGTAATCCACACCGTATTCACACCAGCAACTGCCTTACACGGTATAGGATTTTGTCCCGCAGTTAAAACACAACTCATATATTTTTAATTTTTTTTTATTATTAAAAGTCCATAGGGTTAAATCCATAACCCTATAAAACTCTCCATATTTTTATTTTCTTTTGTAAATCACATACTGAGGATATGCAACTTGGATACCTTGTTTCCATGCTACTCTGGTTTCAACCAACTTAGTAGGAAAATCAAAATAAACTGTAAAGTTTGAACTATCACTCACTAAATCTGTTCCAAAAGCAATATTTTTTCTTGGTGTCAAAATCGCAGTTCCTCTAACAGTTGATACATTCAAACCTCTTGTTGCTACTACTCTAACATTCGGTGAACCCGGATAAATAAAGTCCCAAGTATTCGGGTCAGCACCCCATGTGACATGAAACAAATTCAATTGTCTAAGAGCAAATGTTAAAACCTGAAAATCAGCGTATCCTAACATCAAAATTAATTCCTCACCTAAAATATCTGGTTGCTGTGCTACCGTTTGATTTATTAAACTATCAACAATCGCAATCGCATTTGTTGGTGTAAACGCACCAGTTCCAGACCACGTAGACGTCAAAACAGACGCAGTAGCCGACGTGCTATCTAAGATATATAACAAACCATTACACTGTGTCAAAGACGCCGAGTAAGTCCCTGAAACAGCACCACAAATCGCTAAATCTTCAACTCCTGCCGCGATTTTTGCTTGTTGATCAGCAACATATGTAGCCGCGAAAACTTCTGGGTCTAATGTCTCACCATAAGAACCTGCTTTCATCAACATACCAAACCAGTATTGTTCTAAATCTTCTAAACAGACAGCGGTTTCTACTTTTAATCTACAAACATCTAAGTTTCTTTGTGCCGGTGTAAATGACCCGGTCGCATTAATAGTCCCACCAACATTACAACCACCGGCTTGTATTACTACATTCGATGTTGAAAAATTGATTGCTACTGAATTTTTAACTCCTTCAATTGTATTAATATACTTAAAAAGAGTTGGCGCTAAAACCGATTGTCTCAACAACGGCTGAGAAAGTTGGTCGGTATAACTTGTTAACGCATTTAAATAGGGTGTAATTGCTATTGGCATACTTCTTTATTTTATTTTTTATTTAATTTTTAATATTTATTGAACCCAAAGATCCATTCGTTCTCGCATTTGCCATCAATTCTTTCATTCTTTCAATAGCACTTGCTTTATCAGATCCTGCTGAAAAATTCTCAGTCGTTGTCGGAGTTTTAGCCATATCTCTATAATTTGCATATTCTCTTAAATCCTCCATAAACTTTTTAGTATTGGTTTTATTAACAACACTTACTTTTTTCCCAGCATCTCTTTTCAATTCATCTTGGGTCGACATATATAACTTTGACATTTTCTGACCCATTTTTTTCATATCCTCTTCGTATTTAGCCATCAAACCCTCTAACATTTCCATCATTTTTTCACAAGTTTGTTCAACAGCCATAACTCTTTTTTTCATTTCCTCATCCTCTTTCTTAACTTCACCATCCTCCATTTTATGTTTTTTCATTTCCTCATCCTCTCCTTCATCTCCAACTTCAATTTCTACTTCACCCATCAACTGCGAGATAAGACCTTCTTTAACTTCAATAGTTCGACCATCTGTCAATTCATAAGTTCCATCCTCACATGGCACTGGTGCTCCATTTTCGTCCATTTTATAACACGGCACTCCAACTTCGATTTCTTTTCCCTCCTCAACAAAAATTGCCTCACCATCTTTTGTCTCTAAATTTGCATACGAAAAAGTTTGCTTCTTAAATCTTAAATAGTTATTATACAACGATTTAATTTCATCGGCTTTCTTTTTTATTTCTACTACATTTTTATTCATAAAATAATTTATTTTTTTAATCTCTATATTTATATATCGATTTTTTTATAAAAACTTATTTGCTTTTAACATTTTTTTAAAATCATCATCAATTTCTAACCAACCTAACTCCTCTAACACCTCTAACCATTCAAAGTTTTCCTCTTTTTTCAAACTTTCTAATTTTCTTTTCGCCCAATCAACACCTTCATCACCTCCCCACGCTAACCACATCAAACGACCACAACCATCACCTAATTCTTTATCACTATTCCTTCTATGTCTCTCAAATGCCGCCATTCTCGCAATAGTATCACGCGATATAGGTTCTCCATTCGCTAATTGATTTGCTCTAACCTTACCAACCGGTGTTCCACACGATCCCCAACCATTTTTTTCAACCCATCTTAACGCAATTTTAGCATTTTCTTTTGCTGCCTCTGGATAATCTGTAAAACTATCCTCAAATATCTCATCTCTAAATAATTCATCACCCTTTGATATACATATAGCAACTGCTTGGTCCTGTTCCTTTCCACTCGCAACCTCAATCTCTATACATCTACTAATAAAATCATCCTTACTTTCACCTTCCTCTTTTTCTATAACCATTTCCTCAAATTTTGTAGGTTTTATACCCATTAAACCTTCTATACTAAATCCATATTTTCCACCTTTAACTTCATTTTCCCAAAAATCCTCATCATCTACTTTAACTTCTAAAAACCAAGTTCCAACTGGTAAATCAAAACCATAAAATCTACTCTTATCATACATATTGTCCTCAATAATCCATGAACCGACAACATAAGCATCAACCATTCTATTCGTGTGTTCATCATTAATAACACCACTCGGTTTTTTTCCTAAATTTTTATTAAATATATCAACCATTTTCTTTATGGTCTCCTTAGTAAAATATCCTCTATAAATCTTACCATCATCAGTTTTTCTTAAAATCTTTTTATCTGGTATCATAGCAGGACCAACTACTAATTTCTTTTCATTATCTTTAAAAAATTGCATCTGTCCCCCCTCAGCCGAAAAATATAAACCTTTCATACCAATCGCGGGTTGATCCACTAAACTAACTCTTGATAAACTTAAATCATTTTCCTCATCAATTATAAATTCAAAAACTGGATATTCCTCGTCTTCGTAAATCTCTTTAACTTTTTTCTTACTCATTATTTATATATATCATTTTTATTGACCTAACACAGCACGATTTTCTATTACTTCAACTTTATTTTGAACTCTATTTATATCACCAACATAAACTACACTTTTCGGACCTTCACCACCACCAGCACCATTCATTCCCCCTTGACCTAAACCAAAAAATTGACCCGGGTTAAATTGTGGGACATCACCACCACCTTCGGCACCTCCACCACCGCCTCCACCACCACCACTCGGCACTGATGAACTATTAAACGTAGTCGCTTTTATCTTAGCAATTTGAGCACCTGTTGCCGCTAATGATATACCTGTTTGTATAGCCGCCAAAGCAGGACCACCCAACGGAGGTGGTATTGACATACCATTAAACCATGCAGCAACTGCCGCCTGTAATCCCGAAACAACAGCACCCGCTATTTGAACTTTCTTATTTTGTTCAAATCCCTTTTTCTGTATCTCAGCCTCCTTAGCACTACCCTTTTCAACTCCCTGTAATTTCATCGCTAATGATGCCTCCTGTATAGCACCAATAGCACCAACAGCATCTGCCGTCATATTGCCAATCTCATCAATCTTTGCTTTCGTAGCGGCTACTTCCTCGGCATTTCTTTTTCTATCTGCCTCTGCCTGTATATCACTATACTTCTTTTTAATATCACCAACTGCGATCTGGTATGCCTCCTCTATCTTTAACTTTATATCCGCATTTGACTTTTCATCGAATAACAACTCCTCCTGACGTGCCTTATATTCATCATCGGTTATTTTTCCAACCGCTTTTGCTTCATCAATTTCTTTTAATTTTTCTTTAATTGCCGCTGCTTCCTCATCATACTTCATTATTTTTTGAGCATTCGCAAACTCTAACTGGGCAAGTTCTTTTTCTTGTCCAGCCGCCATCGCATCAATCTCATCTTTTCTCCTTTGTATCCTCGCATCAGCCTCCTCTTTCGCTATTCTATCCTCCTCAACTTTTCTTTGTTTCTGGAACTTATCAATAATAGCATTTTTATCAACTTCATATTTTTCATCTAATGCTAATTTAGCGGCTGCTTTTTCCTCAGCACTCGCTTTCATATTATCAATCTCCTCTTTCTGTCTCTTTAAATCAGTTTCTAATCTTAATAATTCTCTCTGCTCCTCATCTTTAATTGCCGCTATTTTAGCATCCTCTGTTTTTTGAATAAGATTTTTATTATTCTCAGCAATCTCCTCTGCCGTTTTTGTAGCATCCTCTTTATTCTTTTTTCTTAATGCCTTTCTTTCATCCTCTGCTTGTTTTTCTATTCTCTGTATTTCAAGTTCATAACCTTGCTGTTCGGATTTAAGTTTGTCAACTTTATCCTTCATTTCATTATACGCTTTATCTCCATTCGAACGTATTTCCTCTGGATCAAAAAGCAACTTACTTTCCCAATCTAATAAACTTCCCGCTAAATCACTTTCAACACCGGGTATTAAATTAGCAATCTCATCAATTGCTGACAATAAAGTAATCAACGGCGCTTGTAGCCACATCAATATACCCTTTAATATCTTTTGATTTCTAATTGCAGTATCCTCCTGTGCCTTAGTGTTTTTTCTATTGGCCTCCATCTCCAACTCGACCTTCTTAATAACCTGACCCGTCTGTCTAATCTTAAACTGTAAAATCTCTTTTTCACTCTTACCCGCTAATCTCATAGCATTTTCCTGTAAATTGAGGGCCTCTAATTTCTTTTCCTCTCTTTCAGTCGCTTTCTTAGCATCCTCTGCTTGTTTCTGCATTTCTTTTGAAACACCCGTAGCCGCTGCTTTAATATCATCCCAATAAGCAACTAATAACCCAACTGCTACAACCAAAGCACCTATCCCAGTCGCGGCAACAGCACCTCTAATTCCTGTTAAACCCGCCTTAGCACTTTGAAAAAAAGCACCAAAACTTGCTTTCATATTTGTAATCTGATCTGACAACCCACCTAAACTTTCAATCGCACTACTTAACCCAGCAACTGCCTGTAATTGAACTAATGTTCTTTGTAAATTTTCACTTTCACCTCCGAAAAGGGCCGCCGCACTTTGCATCCCCTGAAAACCAGCCATACCAATTTTAGTCGCTGTTCCTAAACCCTTACCTAAGTTTTCACCCGCAGATCCAGCGGTCGCATTAATAACCGCATTCGTATCAGCAATCTGGTCTCTTAAAGCACCCGCTTCTCTTGTTAATGAGTTAAACCTTTCAGTCCCGGGTTCTAATCCCTGTAATTCAATCGTCATAGCCCTCAACTTCTGTTTCAGGTTCTCACTCTTATTACCAGTTTCCTCTATTGACGTATTAGCACTATCCGTAGTTTTCTTTAACTCTTCAAATGCAGTTTTAACTTCACCAACCGACTTTGCCGACTTAGTGCTATTAATAAATATGTCTATCGCAATCTGTTCCTGCATTCTTTTATTTTATAATTCTTTCGGTCCTCCACTTTCCACTTCAACATATTCATAAGTTCCATCAGGTAAAACATAAAAATTCCATTGTTTTGTAGTATCAGGTGGGAATGTATCAGTATATATTACATATAAATCCCTATCCACAGTTCCAATATACCAATAACCCCACTCACTTTCATCAACAACTACTTTTATTATATCTTTCTCACCATCAACATCACATCTATAAATATCAATTCCCCAACCTATAACAAAATTATTTTCTGTAACGACTATCATTTTTTTAATTTATTTTTTATGTAATTCCGGCACCTTGTTTAAACCCAGTAGTTCTAACACCAGCACCAAATCTCGCATTTGATACATTTGTGCCAACAGTTCTCAAAGTCCAACTATAACCATCCGCACTCGTATATTGCCAAGTATCACCACCAGCAAACCACTGGTCTATCTCAGGACTATATCTCACGCAGTATTGGTTCCCAACAGTAATGGCCGATGCCGTCCATGATATTCCATCATCTGACGATATAAAAGTTCCAGTCGAAGCGGCTCCATAACCAACTGAAACAAATCTTGGTGTTTTAACATTATTTGTATCCATCCCAATTCTATTACCAGAAAATCCATGTGAAACAGTAAATCCACTAAATGTTGAAGCGGTTGCTGTTAAAACAAAATGATTTGCAACCGTATTCGGATTTTGATTTGTTGTCAACCATCTATTCAAAAAACTATTATATCTTACACTATTTCCACTTACATTACTCTGTGTAAAATTAACTACTTCTGTAAATGTAGTTCCATTTGTTGATATAATCCTTCTTGAACCATTTGTTGCGCTATTAAATATAGTTCCAACCCATATATTGCCATCAGCGGTTGTATTCGCACAATCAGGGTTATAACAAAAACTTGTAAACCCAGAAGAATATGTTGCTCTAATAGTCCATGATCCAGTTCCTGAACTACTTGTTTGTATTCCAGCAGCAGTTTGTAAAATCCATACTCCAAATGGCTCACACCATTTAACACCAATCGCATCACTCGTCCCACTTTTTGACCTGAGTGTCCATGTGACGCCATTTGTTGAAGATATTATATTACTGGTGCCCGTTTCAAAAGAAGTTGCTAAATATAAACCATTGTTCGGGTTAAAATCCAAAGAATATAACTGGGTCAAGGTAGGAACCGTAGCATTATTCCATGTAATTCCATTATTCGACCACGCTATTCCATTCGGGACATTCCGTCTCGTAGCAACCCACCTACCATAAGTTAAACCAGTGGGTGTTATAATTTCATCTTGAAAAAGGGCTGGTAAACTAAACATATCTCAAAACGAACTATAATTTTTCACAGATGAAACCCACATATCTACACCATCATAAATCATTGACATAATAAATGAACCTGTTAAACCTAAACCAGTCGCTCCTACTGTTTGCCACGCACCAGCACTATTTAATGTAAATGAAAATGTTCCGGCTTTAACTAAAAAATTATAAGTAGAATATGTCGGATTTGTATAGTTAAATGTTGTATTTCCTGATAATGTATAAATATAGGTATTTGATTTCAATTCTTGGTTAAAAGTTCCTGAAACGGCACTATTAATAACAGGATTTGTTTGTCTATAAAAATTAACACCCATACTATACGTTCCCGTCGTATCACCACTCCTCACAACTTCATCTAATGGTGGTGCGGTTAATGGGTTAACCGCATCATCAACATCATAACTACTCGTTCCTGTTATTTGAAACTCATTATCACTCGGGATCCATTCTAAATTTTGTTCTACTAATTGTATTATTGCCATATCTTAAAAACTTTTTCTATACGTAAAAAACCAACCCATATTATTTGATATGGTAATAGTATTTGAACTCAAATCTGTTGGTAAAACACCAGATGTAGAACCAACACTATTTATAAATGCTTGAAAATATCCACCAGTAGTTAAAAAACCACCACCTATGTGTGGCACTGCAACTGGGTTCAGGGCATATCTTAAATTATGACCGGATTGTAATGGTCTATATACCAGCACATATGTATTATTAAACGTATTATTTTTATTTCCAACAAAATTTAACGCACTCATATTAAAATTCCAAACAGTCGTAGAAACACCAGTATAGTTAAGAGGTATATTACCTAAATCTTGTAATTTAGTTCCCACTCTATATCCAGAATATGTAGAACCACTATTCGACACATTACTCTTAACTATATTATAAATTGCTAATGAAACAGTCGCACTCGTAGTCCAATTTGATATATCCCATCTTAATGTCTCTAATTTTTCACCATTATCTAACACAAATGTATTCGCATACATTGTATTCGCGACAACACTAAAACTATTCACCGGATTTGTTGTAAAAGCACCACCCGAGGGTAAATAACCACCACTATCAGCAGAAAACTGACCACTCCTCCATCCTAAATTATATAATTCAGGCATCGACTGTGTTCCAATCACACTACCACTCGACCCTGATGAACCACTTGAACCACTACTACCACTTGAACCACTCGACCCTGATGAACCACTCGATCCTGATGAACCACTCGATCCTGATGTTCCATTAACACCTGACGTGCCACTCGATCCTGACGTGCCACTATAAGAAAATATACCTATAAATAAATCATGGTTATTTGAAAAATTCGTTGTTCCTGTTCCACTACTATTAACTAATTGAACTCCTATATCCCAATAACTCGGTGGACCCGGGTTATTAGCCGGTTGTATATTAATCACCCAAGTTTGATAGTTAGCACTATTGTTTCTATCTTGTATAATAATGGTTTGATTTAATTGTAAAAGTGCTAAAAACACATCTATATCAAGACCATCATCGGTCATATGTGATATACTTATTTTATTTGAGGCAGTTTGTCCAACCGCGTTCCATAAAACATAACCTAAACCGGGATTTCCACTTTGTGATGTAGTATTTGCTCTATATAAAAATAAATTACTACTCTGTCCAGCACTACCCGTAGCACCATTCACACCACTTGACCCTGATGAACCACTCGACCCTGACGTTCCACTCGTTCCACTACTACCACTCGTTCCTGACGTTCCTGATGAACCACTCGACCCTGACGTTCCTGATGATCCTGATGTTCCTGATGATCCTGATAGTCCCGAACTCCCTGATGTCCCTGATGAACCACTACTACCACTCGTTCCTGACATTCCACTCGTTCCTGACATTCCACTCGTTCCTGACATTCCACTCGTTCCTGACGTTCCACTGGTTCCAGCCGGACCCGTAGCATTTATAACACTAATTGTCCCCCCTGAAAATGTTAATCCAAATCCAATATAACCTGAACTAATCAATTCATTTATTTCATTATCGGCTCTATAATAAAATCTATTATCACCAACATTTATTCCAATCTCACCATCTGCTAAATCATTCATCGTCCATGGACTTACTATACTTGTAAAATCCTCTTGTGTCGGCACCGAAAACGTAGCACCCGGACTTGTTAATCTATGGTGTGATATTCTACTATACGAAGTTATTTTCATCTCTCTTTATATATATAATTTTTTAATCTCTCTTTTTAAGTTATTATATTTCCACTCGCTAATATATCATCTAATCCAGCATCAACATAATTCCAAATCGTTCTTGAACCCCAATTACTCAAAGTGTCTATTGACGCATCAACATAATTCGCATCACCTAAACTATAAAACCAAAGGACCATATCCTCACCACAATCTATATAGTTAAAAAATGTCGGCATCGGTGCCCCGGCTACAACTATATTACTTTGATTGACAACTAAATTATATCCATTTAACACCGTGGTTTGCTGGACACCTTCAACAACACTAACATAATTTCCTTTAATAAAAACATCACCACCATTTATAACATTTCCATCTCCAATAATCATATTTTTCTCACCACTACCCAACATAGTATTGTCATCACCAAACACCGCAGACTTTTTAACATTCGTATTATTGCCCTTACCTGTTATAACATTCGGACCTGTCTGGACATTATTACCCTTACCAGAAACCACATTCGTTGAACTCGGAACCACATTCGTCGTTCCACTATTAAAACTCGTCATACTCCCAATCGGTGTAATCTGTCTAATCGTCTTTTTTCTCGGTTTAAATGTAAAACTTTTAATTTTTAATAACTCTACCTGACACGTTGTAGTTTTTCCCGGATCGTAATTCGTTATACTTTGAACTCTATAATATTGTCCATTACCCTCTATATCTAAAAATATACTTTTATTAAATCTAAAATTATAAATATCACTTGGTGTCAATCTCATTTCACATCTTATCAATTTAGCATTCTTATCATTAACCTCAGCAAATTGTTTTCTCCAATATAATTCTATTAAATTATTATTCGTGACATCTAAATCTTCATAATATAACCCTATCGTCTGTCCCCAGTTCAAATCAAAACTCGGGTCTTGTGGGTTGTCAAAATGACCCGCATATGGGTAATTCCCAAACACCTGACCATTAAACTTCCAATAATCTGACGGAGTTGTTAATGGTAATAAATTTCCACTATATTTTGTTAATATTCTTAAATTTGTAGCAGTTCTACTAAACACTCCATTTCCATCTACTTTTCCAATTTTCGGTATAACAAACTGCTTACTACCCATCACATTAACTAATGGCGTTGAACCAAACACCACCTTCATATCTAATTGATTTACAATAAAATCATTATCAATCTCCTCTCTATATTCTCCATAATTTTGATTTGCTCTATTCTTATAATCTACATTATAATAATCACTATCACCCGCATACGTTGCTCTAATTGTTTTATATTGTAAATCACTTAATATCTCCTCCTCAATCGGCACATTCAAATCAATCTTATCAGTCCAGTCCTCAACCTGACCACTGGCATAATAATCATCTCTTGGTTCTATAATCAACGTCTTACTCCATACCTTACTCGGTTCTAATAATAAATTAAACATCTTTATTATACCCAACACAAAATCTTTTTGTTTTATATTTTCCTGAAAAAAAGCATTAAAATTAATTGTAGATCCCGGTTGTAAAACATTCACTATACTCGGTATTTCATTCGTGACAGCATTTTTAATCCAACTCGTAGGTAGGACTTGCATATGAACAAAATTCGCCGGACACGTATTCAAATCCCTTCTATATTCACACCATACTTTTTCTCCGGGTTGTATAGGTAAATAATTTCCTCCTAACTGAGCACTCAGGACATCACTCATAACATTAACATTAACCAACACACCAGCCGCATTTGCCACCGCACTATATGGTGCTCCGGGTATTGACAAATTCAATTGTAATTCATTTTGACCCATTATAGGTATTGGGTATCCCACTAAAACACCTGCCGCATTCGTAGCCGTAGCACCCGTAATCGGATTTCTTGACCTTCTTAATCTAACATATCTACCATATGGGTTCGCAGTAGTCGACGGTGCTCTTTCTTGTATATCTAATTTAATCTCAAATCTCTGTGTAAACTCGGACGTCGTTGTATTCGTATATTCAAATGTTGTTGTATTCCAATTACCACCCGGGTCTCCATACGGTGCCACAGTTTCATTATTAAATCCTATCTTATCAATTCTTTTTAATGGTGGGTAATTCGGGTTAAAAAACACTTGTAATGACTGAGTAAAACTTTGTGTAGCCTGCATTCCAACCCAAAACTGGACATCCTCAAAAACTAAGTTTTGTTGTAATTTATCTTTTCCAAACGGACATATTAAATTTTCAAATCTCGCGCTATTCAAAAAATTACTTTCATACTGATAACCAGCATCACTAAAAATTTTATTCCATATTTTTTTAACATAAACTGCTGGGAAAAAATCAGCAACACCTAATAATTGTAAATCACTCATATCCCAATCCCTTCCATAATCAATCATCGGGTAATAATAACCAACATTTGACCACGAAGCCGTAGCATTCCAACTCCCTAATATACTTGCTGTCCCCCATTTATGGTTCAAATCACTTAAATCTAAATCTTTTAAATATTTTTCACCTATATTCTTAAAAAAATCATCATTCTCACTATAAACAACAACCTCAACCTCTGTTTTATTTTCAATATCATCTATCGTAGCACTTTTAACCTGTAAATTACCTTCAAAAACCGGAATAGTATTAACCATTATCCAACACTCCGCTTTTCTTGACGGGTTATAACTACTATCACTCGCTAAATTAAATAAATCTGTAAAAATCTGTCTATTTAATCCAGTTAAAGGTAATTTAATTGTCTTTGAATAATTCGCTTTTCTTTTATCTACTTCTGTTATATCACTAATCTCGTATTGTAAACTAACTGGTTCATATTCATACGTATCTAAAATATAATAAACTCCATCAACTTTTATTTGTATTTCATATCTTGGCATCTAAAAAATAATTTTTTTTATTTATATCATTATGTTGCATTTAAATTATTGATTTTGTGTTGCCTCTCGATACGCGAACTTAACATTTATAAACATACAAAATAATTTATCTTTCAAATAAGTTCTCACTTCATATTGTGTATCAGTAATAATCAACGGATAGTAATTCCCACCATAAACCCAATATATTTCAGGTGAATATACTAACTCTTTCAAAAACTGACTATCATATTCCGTAATCCAATCTGAACTTAAATAAAACGACCTCTGCACATTCTGTGATAAAATCGTCTGTCCTCTATCACCTATTGAATGAAACGCCGGTAGTGTCTTTTTAAACTCAGTTCTCTCTACATTATACGTATCTTTTGACAACCAGTTAAAGTTCCAATAATCCATCTTACCTAAACTATTCAAAAACATAATTCTAAAATTTTCATACGGGCTACAATTATCAACTATTTCAAAACTATACGTCGCTGAAACTTGACCCAACACACTATCCCATACCGCTATATTATAATCTTTAACACCAAAAAGATTTATCGATGCTGCCATTAAATTCTCTGGATATACTGGTATATCAAAACTCCTTCCAGACGACCACGTAGACCCGATTTGACCCGCTACAATTAAATTATTACCAGCATCAAATCCATCAACTTGTAAATATACATTTGTTGATGCCGTAGCAACTTGAAACCCCATTGTTCCCCAATCAGTCATGAAAACTTTTTTCTTAGCAGTATATTTTGTTAATAACCTATAATCTGGAAACCCACCATAACCCATCGTATACGGCACAAAACTTAAATTAACTTCATTATATTGCCTTGTTCCATTAAAACCCCAAGCACTCGAAGCCGTTGCTGGACTACTATATTTTATGACATTTGTAATGGTTCCACCCTCAGCAGTTGAACTTTGACCAAACGACTTACTCGTAATCAAACTAACCGCATTCGGCACATTTACAACACTACAAGTTCCATCATACTGCGGGTTAATCTGCTTATTGTCTTTATCAATAGTTATAACATCACCCGTCAATAAACCATGGGCAGTCGCAAATGTTAAACCTAACGCACCCGCACTAAAAAAAGTATCACTAAATGTCTTACCTAAATCCCACTCCTCATAAAACACCGTATTCCATTCAACATAACATTCCGGTGTCGCTAAAAAGTCGGTTATAAACGGATTTGCCGTATACGATGTATATGTTTTTAATATATCACTTGCCGCAAATAATCCTAATCCAGCACCGGGTCTCGGCGGGACTTTATATAAATAACTAACCCCAGACGTAATCGGACCTGTAATAGTAATGTTATTCAAATATTTAAAACCACTCTGTGTCGCATTATTCGAACTCAATTCATAATAAATCGTAGCACTATCTACCATTTGTAATGGTTGTCCAACATTTATTGGTGTCGGTTGTTTTATAATCGTAATCATTTCTTAAACTTTATCTTTTTTAATTCCTCTTTTATTAAATCCGAATATAACTCTTTATAATCTCTACTCAATCTAATTTTCCACTTTTCCCAAGCAATCCTCCACGCTTCATCTACAATTCTATAACTCGCATTTGCTGGCTTTATTCCCTTTTTCCTTATACTATTACTCACCGCATAAGAAACACTGTCTAATGAGCCCTTTTCAGGTTTTAATTTTCTATTAACCCAACCCTTTAACTTTTTAGGACCCGGTCCTGTCTTAAACGAAAACGGCGAACCTCTATTCACCTCAGTTCCATTAACACCATTATCAACAAAATTAAAATATCCACTTAAATCATAAATATATAATCTCATGGCACCACCACTCCTATCTATTCCATATCTTATACTTTTTTTTAAATTACCTGTATCAACTTTTTTATTTTTAACCAATAAATTAACTATTTGAAAAACTAACTCTTTTCCAAAATTATTCAACACTTCCTCCTCTGTCATCTAATTTAATTTTTAATTTTTCAATTTCATTATAAACATTTAACAACATCTCCTCTTTTGATTTAATTTCATCTTTTATAAAATCCTTATCTAATATAATTTCATTTTCACTCACTAAAACTAATTCTCCATTTTCTAACCTGTGATATATAAATTCTTTTTCCATATAATAATTTCTTTTTTCTAAGGCTGTGTCCTTCTATACGTGACCATAAAACCACCATTCGTAGCAATAGCGATTGCTGTTGAACTTAAATCTGCTGGCAGTGAAACCGAAGTTCCTACATTTTGAATAAATTGTCTATAAAAAAATCCTGACAAAAATCCACCACCTATGTGTGGTATAACTATATTTGCCGCTGAGTTCACTAAACTATGACCCGTCCCATTCGGTCTATAAATCAAAACATAAACATTATAAAATGTATTATTACTATTCGCTGTGTAATTTATATTATTAATTTGATATTCACCAGAAGAACCTATTGTTAAACCAGTAGTAATTGTTAATAATCTTGTTCCAACTCTAAAACCTGAATATGTAGCAGAACCTTGAAAAATATTACTTCTTGATAAAGAATATAAACCTATATCTACTGTCTGTGATCCAGTAAAAGCCGGAACCCTCCATCTTATTGCTTCTAATTTTTCTCCACCATTAATAACCATCGTAGTTGCATATAATGTATTTGCCACAATAGCAAATGAACCCTGTGGATAATCCGTATATAATCCACCAGACATTAACCAACCACCATCATTTGTTGAAAATGACGACGCTTGCCAAACACCACTCACTTGCGGAGTTATTAACGACTGTGTTCCAGATAATGCGGCCCCTGATGAACCACTCGATCCACTTGAACCACTCGATCCACTCGATCCACTCGATCCACTCGATCCTGATGAACCACTAACACCAGATGTTCCATTAACACCTGACGTGCCATTAACACCTGACGTTCCACTCGTGCCATTAACACCTGACGTTCCTGACGTTCCACTTGTTCCACTTACACCAGATGTTCCATTAACACCCGACGTCCCACTCGATCCTGACGTTCCACTCGATCCTGATGAACCACTAACACCTGACGTTCCACTCGATCCACTTACACCTGACGTGCCACTTGTTCCATTAACACCTGACGTGCCATTAACACCCGACGTTCCTGACGTTCCCGCAGCACCAGCAACACCTGTCGCACCAGTCGCACCAGTTGGACCCGGAGGACCTATCAATCTAACTTGACTTGTAAAAGCACCTAATGAATATGTATATGCTAATGGTCCCACCATCGGAGCATTACATGGTGAAAATCGCATCGGGTATCTCAAAGTTATATCAGCAACCCAACCATTACAATAATCCTTACTAAACTCATAAAGTGGTTCAAACGATATACCATCAGTTAAAGTAATTCCTAAATCTCTTATTTGCGGGTGTTGAACTATTTGACCTATATACGTTTCTAAAACATACTTACAATCACTTAAACTATCAATATAATTCACATCACCTTTATTAACTCTATCTATAACATAAACTCTAAAACTTTGCTCCTCTGTTAAAAAACTCATACTATCAGGACTTTGAAACCATCTCGCAGTTCCTGTTTCAACATACATATACGGAAACCTCGTATCCGCTATTGGGTCTAAATTCCAATCCGGACCCCCAAAATCAAATCCATTTAAAAATAAATGACTTGACCAATATAATTCAAAAACATTTTTTAAATAATTTATTGTTGGTGTATT